CATATCTTTAAAACAAAGCCGGATGTAAATGGCGTAGAACTTAAATATTACGTTACGGATGAAACCGTCATTCCTGCAGGAGAGCAGACAGGAAAAGTTCTAGTGGAAGCAGAGCAGATAGGAACAGCATATAATCTTCCAGCGGATAAGATCACAGTGTCCATGATCCATTTGGATGGAGTATCAAGTATCAATAATGAAGAAAACTGGTTATATGAAGAGGGTGCTGATATTGAAGATCTGGAGTCTTTAAGGGAAAGATGTCTGGAAGCATGGTCTGAACTGGCAGAACGCACAACAGCGAGTAAATTAAAGAGCGTGGCAAAAGCGGTGCCAGGAGTACTGGATGTGCAGATAGATGATCAGCATCCAAGAGGACAGGGAACAGCAGACATAATCATCACAAGTACTTCAGGCGCAGCCACACAGGAGCTTCTGAATAAAGTTGAGGCAGCAACAGAGTATTTAAAAAATAATTATGATAATTTTTTATTTAAGTCATCTACGATCGTGAATGAAAATATCACGGTAAAGATATTTATTGCCAAAGAAGCATCAACGCAGGGAGTGGCAGAGCAGGCAGAAAATGTGATTTCCAGCTATATGCAGATTGCAAGCAGGAAAGAACTGAACTGTTTATATCTGGATGATCTTAGGTATGCGCTGAAAGAAAGAATCAGTACATATAAACGTGCCGAGTTCTCAGCCCCGGATACAGATATAGAGCTTGAAAAAGGAAAAGTTATCATGCCGGGAAAAATTTCCGTGACCGTCACAAATGTTGGAGGTGCGTAAGATGGAGAAATTTGCTGATTTCATGTATTATCTGCTAACGTCCCCTTTTAAGCGGATAAAAAAGTCGCAGAATCAGTGGTACATGTTATTTCAGGTATTGGGATCATATATGGATCACGCAGGAGAAATCTTATTTGAGGCAAGAGAACAGACAATGCTTGCAACCTGCGATGCATCCATGCTCCAGAGCCATGCAGATGATCGCAGCATAGTGAGATATCCGGGAGAATCGGACGAGAATTACAGAAAAAGGATCGCTAATTATACTGAGGTATGCAGGCTGGGTGGAACTAATCAAGGAATGATTCTCGCAGTGAGAAAGCTTGGGTTTGATGATGCGGAAATCAAAACTGCAGTGGAGCTGACAGGTGTTGCAGATAGATGGGCAGAATTTTATGTGATCGTGCATCAGGATATTGATAAGGAATATCCGATAGGTTTTGATATTTTAAAAAGCGAGGTGCGGAAGGTCAAATATGTAACTGCTAAAGATAATTATAGATATCTGTTTTTAATAAAAATTATTACTCCGCCAGCAGAGCTGAAGCTTAAAAGTAAATCAGTAATTAAGATTGATAATTATAATTATTTGAGACTTGATGGTACATGGTCGTTAGATGGATCACAGACACTGGGTGCATCTTATAGAAAGTTTTTAGTGAAGCAAAGAAGCCGGATACAGTTTACTACACCGACCGGAAGAGTTGGAAGCATCAATCGTGTCGTAACACATAATGATTGGTGCCTCGATGGAACTTATTTATTAGATGGAACAAAAGAAATGGATGCATACAGATTTGAGGAGGAGATTGTATGAAGCAGGTAATTACAGAGGCAAAGAGAAAAAAGATTGCAAAGGCATTACATGATACCGGAACTATTTCCAAGATAAAATATATTGCAGTTGGATCAGGTGGCGTGGATGAGAATAATGAAGTATTAAGTCCAAGCGAGACAGCTACAGCATTAAAACATGAACTGCTTAGAAAAGAATATACATCCAGTCAGAAAATCAGCGATACATGCTATGAATACACGATTGTAATTGAAGCTAATGAACTGGTTGGCGAGTATATCAGTGAAATTGCATTAATCGACGAGGATAATGATATTATTGCAATCGCTAACTTCCTTCCGAAAGGTAAAGACCAGATGGAAGATTCATTTGCTATTCAGGATATGTATTAAGGAGACTGTGGGTTATGGAGAAACGAATAGGAGGATTATTTTTCTCTGTTAATAACGATACTGGTGCAGTTGGCTTTTCTTTTGCAGTAGTTTATATACCTGAATATAAAGAAATACAAGCTGTGATGCAGATAGGAACATTGGAATTAGCAGTAGGATATGAGTTTTAATGAACATATATTAGGAGGATATTTATATGGCAAACTTAAATGTTAACCCGGAATATGATATTGATATGGAACAGCTCACACCAGAGACAAGAGCTCATGCAGATAGATTTAATGAGAGATATGGGCAGTTACTCGGAAATGATGCATTTTTAAAAGGAAAACTTGAAGAAGCAAACACAAGTATCGAGAGAGCAATGGCAGTTGCGCAGGGAAAATCAGCTGGACTTGTGTTTAACACATATGCTGAATTACTTGCTTATATTGCCGTGCCAGCGAATGCAGAGAAGTTTCGCCTTGGAGATCAGTTTTTAATAAAGGCAACGGATGTACCAGACTATTGGTGGGATAATACCGTAACAACTGCACAGACGGAAATGTGATATCTGGAAAAAACACGTCTGGTAAAGTTATTGGTGCTCTGGTAGAACTTGAGGCAAGAAAAATTGATTTGTCCAAGTATGATGTAAATGATGCGGCATTATTTAATAACATGTCTGATCAGTATAACTCTTCCAGAACATATGATGTTGGAGATATCTGCATTTATAATAATAATTTATATAAGTGTATTACAGCGGTGAAAGCCGCAGAGACATTCAATGCATCTAAGTGGAATAAGACATCATTGGCAGCACTGCATGCAGAGCAGGAGAAAAAAATTTCTGAGAATAATCAGCCACCGACTTATACAGAGGCAAGCAGTTTGAGTGCTTTGACGAGTGGTGAAAAATTATCAGTTGCATTTGGAAAGATTGCAAAAGCTGTGAGTACCTTGATCAGCCATATTAGTACGAAGGCAACAAGTTCTGTCTTGGGGCATGTGAAATTATCGGACAGTACATCAAGCACCAGTGCGGCAAGTACAGGGGTGGCGGCAACGCCAAAAGCTGTGAAAGCTGCTTATGATTTGGCAAATAGTCACACTAAAAAATTAGGAACCACTGATATATCTAGTATCGGTGATGGAACCGTTACCGGAGCAATAGCCGTAAATAAAGAAGCGATAGAGGAAGTAAACCAGAGTTTAACTAACTTAAATGATTCGAAGAAAACGTATCTTAGATTAGTCCTGCCAAACCTTGCGGCTGATGCAAAAACTGTCTGCGATTATATAAATAAAAATTATCTGCTGGGACAGTTATCTCCTGCATATACAGTCGAATTTGATATTATTGCAGCGAAGGTAGACTGGTTTTCTGGTACTTTGTCCACGGATTCGACTGCATTAGTAGCCGGAAGGACTGTTTGGGGGATTGTACAGCAACGATCCATATCAGCAGACAATAGCACAGTATATAAATACTTCGCAGCTGGAGAAGGAGGTGCTGGTTCAGTATCCCCTTTTAAATCATATGACCAAGGCTATGCGCAAGGCGTGACGGATGCGGATAACCGTGCTAATGCAAACAGCACTAATTACAAAACTGGGTATAATAATGGGTATAATGCCGGAAAATCTGATGGAGCATTAACAGGCGTGAGTGGTTGCTGCATTGCAGGATGGCGGTCAATTGATGCTTATAGTAATAATCAATGGGTAAGCGGCTGGACTGG